CTGTAAATTCTTTAATCTTTGACATATTTAACATTAATCCTTTCTGTTACTTTTTCATATTGAAAAGGAACTAATTCTTTAATAATTTCTTGATTTTCATAGGCTAATTTATCTAATAAAGCATAATCAATCTTAGGTTCTTGAATAATACATTGAGGATAATGTTCTTCTAAAAATGCCATTAATTTTTGTTCATCAAATTGTAATGATTTACTTTCACTAATAGTAACACTACCTACTCCATCAATAATGTAAGAATCTTGATTTGCTTCTTTTAAGATATTTTTTACTTGCTCTTTAAGAGATTTTAATTTTTTAGCTAATACAGATTCTTGTTTGTGTACGTTGATAAAATTAGCAATAATTTCATTCATTCAAGGCATCTCCTATCTTAAAATTAAGTAAGCACAACCAATAAACAATAAAATAATAAATAAAAACATAGCAAGACATTCAGACATTGATACTGGTGCTGTATATTCAGGATCGTACATTGGTAATTGTTCTACTTGATTTTCTTTGTCTACATTCGTTATTTTAGTATCAGCATTAGTAACGATTGGTTTAGTATCCTTTAATACAAACCCATGACAAATTTTAGCATCTTTTAGATTGCAACTTTCTTCAAAAAGACACAGAGAACAATTAACATTTCGTTTTTTAAAGCCTTGACGTTTTCTATGTCTACGAGTTCTTGACACATTATCCCTCCTTTACGATAAGAGTAAGTTGATTAATTGTTCAAGTTTCATTACATTTCCGCCATCTACAATACCATCTGACAAAACGTGTTTTCTTTGAATAATCTTTTCAACTTTTTCATCTATAGTATTAGCACAAACAAGAGTATAAATATTTAGGTCACTTGTTTGTCCTATACGATGACAACGGTCAATTGCTTGCTGTTTATCTGCATCAGTCCATGGACTATCAAAAAAGATTACATTGTTGCTATTATTAAAAGTTAAGCCTGTACCCATTAATTTGATAGTACCAACTAACGCAACATGATTAGGATTAGCTTTAAACTCTGTTTCTATAGCTTTTAAATCCTTACAGCCACTAATATAACCTAGAGCATTAACACTCTTTAGCCTATCAACTATTATTTTACATACCTCTGCCCAATTACTAAAGATAAGGCATTGTTCGCCCCTATCGGCAATTTCGTCCACAAGCTCTACTAACCTATCTAATTTAGTGGATTTGCTAACAGTAGAACTAATTAACTGCGGAGTGCCTGTGACCTGTCTTAATCTTGTAAATTGTGCAAGCGGATTTGGATTTAATTTTATTAAATCAACTTTATCTTGTAAAGCTATTCTTACTTCCTGATAAAGGTCTACCTGTTCTTTTGCTAATTCAACATAAATTGTTTGGGGTAACTTTTCAGGCAATTCAAGAACATCTTTTTTTAATCTTCTTATTTGAATATTTTTTAGACGATTCTTTAATTCTTGAAGATTTTGATATCCAATAATCTCCCTATTCATATAACCGCCCATTAAACAATAATGATTTTTAAAAGCTGTGTAACTATTATTTTCATAGCCCAAAGATTTAAAAATCATATATAAATCCATTGGTTGATTAATTAAGGGTGTGCCACTAATAGTTATACGAATATCTTCAGTATCCTTAATATTTACAACCTTTAAATATCCTTTGCCTTGTGCAGATAAAGGATTTTTTATTTTATGAACTTCGTCAGTAATAATAATTCCAATAATACCATTTTCATGATATTTTTTTAATATTTTGATTATGGTTTCATCACGCAAAGCTTCTACATTGATTATCCAAAAGAACGCTTCCGGAATACTTTGCAAATCTTCAATCTTTGCAGTAGTGCCGCCATCATACATAGTATTTTTACGTTTACGTTTACGCAATCCTAATATACAATGATCTTCATTACTATGTGTTTCAATTTCATCACGCCAATTCCAGCGTAAAGTCGCTACACCACAAATAATTAAACAATGCTGAATATCTTTTTCCTGCTTTTGAATACAGGCTAAATCAATACATTGTTTAGTTTTACCTAAACCTTGTTCATCGCCCAAATGAAATCTATTTTTAGACAATCCAAATTTAATACCTTCTAATTGGTAATTATATGGAGTTGTTTTAAATTCATAATCAGGCATATTCTTTTCTAATAATTCTTTATTAGTAATGACAAATTGAGTGCCATTTAATATTTTTAATACGGCTTCATAATGCACAGAAGGAACTTCCCAGCAGTTTGATTCTGTATGAAAATATCTGTAAGTCAACTTTCTTAATTGACTTACAATCTTAATATCAAAATCAAATGTAATAAATAAACTATATTCAAATTCAGTAAATTTTCTGGATTTTTTAATATTAATTTTGACCACCGTGATTCCTCCTTATGTGACAATTATACTCCAATGAACTAAAATTGTCAATAAAAAAGAGTACACTCCGAAGAATGTACTCTTTCTTTAATTAGGCTTTTGCTACTTGCATATAGTAACGGTAGGCTTTGCCCTCGCTTACATCCGGGTCTTCAAACCATGCCTTACTTAACTTTACATAAATGGCGGTATCTGAGCCTAATACATTGTAATAATCACTATAAAGCATATTCATTACATAGTATAAATCCCAACGATTAAAACCAACACATTTAATGTTATATTGACGAATTACATCATCAATTTGTTCAATCGTCCAGTGTGCTCCTTCCGTGCCGTCTACGTTCTTAAAGTTTTCAACAGCCTTTTCCGCTAACCAATCACTGAAATGTTCTCCATAACACTCTTTATACAACTTGTCAACGACTTCTTCATAGATTTCCCTATCAGAGTATTTTAATGGTTTAATGGACTCCTTAAAGGTTTCCATTAAAATTTCATTAGTTAAGCCGACATCTTTTTGCTCTTTGAGATGTTTTAATAAGGTATCTAACATAATATTAACCCTCCGTTGGAACTACTACAGGTGGTGTATATACTGTATTAGGTACGCAACATAACAATGAGAAATGATTGGGATCATTACCAAAGATAATCGGATATACTCTACGACAACGAATTTGATCTGCTCTTAACAGATTACCAGTTCTTGTATAAACAGGATATGTCGTCCCGCCAATACTAATCTGAACAGGTAGTGTATTCGCTCCTTCAGGAAGATTTTGTGCAAGCACAAGACAGAATCGTTTTAAATTTGTAAGAGTGGGAGCAGAACTAATAGTGATAATCACGTCAGAAGAACTGGCTGTGATGCTGGAACTTTTAATAAATCTATCACAGCGGTTACAAGCCACAATAATCACTCCTAATTAGACAATTCCACAGTTATTACCACAACCGAAACCATTTACAGAGGTATAAGGACTGCAAGTGATATAAGCGGGCTGCGGGAACGGACGAACTGCATTAATGATATTTTGAGTTTGAGAAAGGTTACCAAGTTGCAATTGAGCTGCCTGTAACTGATCACGCAATTCTTGCATTACGTTTGCAGTCATTAACGCGCGAGTTGCTTCAGCTTCCGCATGAATTGCAGTAGTGATTTCACGAGTGTTTTTGTAGTTTTCTGCACGAACAGCATCAATGTTGCGATTGGTTTCGCAGCAGCATTGCTGAGCAACAAAACGACTTTCAGCTATTGCAGCGTTAGTCTGATTGAATCCTTGACACATACCCATTTGGATAGCACCAGTGGATTGACAGATATCACGTTGGATACCAAAGTTTTGATTAGCCAACTGGTTGAATCCACGATCCAAAGTGTTGTTCAAGTTGGTATAAAGAAATTCGTTAGTTAAGGTGTTTACCGCACCATTAGCGCCACCACCAAAACCGCCGAAGCCACCGCCCCATGCGAGTAAGAAAAATAACATTACTACCCACATCCAGCCAGCTCCACCACCCATGAAGCCATTGCCATCAGATTTGTTCATGTCATAGACAGGAACCATTTGAGCACCTTCGAATGCCATGATAAAACACTTCCTTTAATTTATTAAATCAAAATCTTTAGGTGCGCACCTTTTTAGATTTTAATTCCAAAATTACTTAAAACTCCCATAATTTGTTTAGGATCAATACCTTGAGTTTTAGCTAAATTAAAAGCTGTTTCTTTTAATTGATCCGGAGTTTTGCCTTGTGCCATTTTCATGGCCTGTTGAAATTTAGGGTCATTTCCGAACATGTGCTGCATTGCCGTTTGAGGATTTTGCATTTGCCGGAGTTGGTTGAATGCTTGCATCATTTGCATTAGATTCATGATTATTTCCTCCTATACTTGCTAATAATTGTTCAATATTTTGAACACGTTGGTCTAAACCATTAAAGGTATCTGAAGTAATATATTCAACCTTGTTTTCTTGTGGGTTGACTAATTTATAAGTTTTTAATTCTGCCAAACCATTCATGTTTAATTGTTTAGTATAAATTTCACCATCTTGAATATTAATAAAAACACTTAAAGTGCCATCTAAAGAAATTCTTGCGGCTTTCGCTTCATCTAAACAAGTAACAGGAATCGCTGAAATATATGGTGTTTGCTGTTGTTGATTCATATTATTCATTTGATTCATCTGACCAAACATATTCGGAACAGTAGGATTTATTGCTTGTTGCATTTGCTGTACTTGTTGCATACGATTATAACCATAATCTGGACTCATTGGCTGATTATTCATTGGATTCATGTAATTAGTTGGATACATACATTTGTCCTCCCCATACCGCCACCATATTTGGACGATATTAAACTTTTTTAACACCCCGCAGGGGTTATTACCTGTAATTATTATAACAAAAACAAGCCCTCTACATATTTCCTAAAATATGTAAAGAGCTTGTCTATTTATTCCCTTGCTATTGTTTTTGCAACAAGAGCTCAATATATGGTTGGATTTCTTGTGGAATTAAATGTCTTTCATTATTAATGATTTCTTTTAATTCCTTTTTGGCATTCCATAAGGCTTTGCCAACTGAAGATATTTCAATTCCTAAGTCATCGGCTATTTCGGAATAAGTTTTATCTTCTATGTAAAATTTCCATAAAAGCAATTCACTTTTCGTTTTTAAGCCAGTTCCTTTTATGATCACCTTTAGTGCAATTTGTGACAATGTTTTAAGTTTTTTATTAAAATCTGATTCAACCATTAATCTTGAAGACTCTCCAGGC